AGCTTTTAATGCCCTGTAACCTACCGCTGTATTAAAGCCATGAGCATCTTCAGTTTTAAGAGCCTCAAATCCCACAGCCACATTATTATCACCCGTGGTCAAAGCAGTGCCAGCCTCATCGCCTACGACAGTGTTGTGGTTACCGCCAGAGGCTATTGAGTTACCTGCGTTAACGCCAAGGCGTAAGTTGGACGTACCAGAAGTTGTGGAAGAATAATCACCTGTCACGGCAACATCTCCAGCAACAGTCAGATCGTCATCAACCAGAAGATCGACAACAGACAACGTAGCAAAGGCATCGACAACAGCCGCGCCACCGCTACCGCCGTCAAGATAGACGCCCTTGGTTTGACCTGTGGCGATAGTGACATTAGCCCCAGTGCCTTGCGAAATAATGATGCTTTGAGATCCAGAGGTCGCATTGTGAATAAAGCAGAACTTATTAACTGTGTTGGGACCGATTGTAATTGTACAAGCGGAATCGAGCGTCCCAGTGTACTTGATAAAGATTGCCCTAATTGGATCTGTAGAACCATCAGCTATAGTTGATGTGTGGGCATCAGCATTGGTGGTAATGGCTTCTGTGCCAAAACCTAAAGCCTCGCCAATCAGTTCAAGGTTTGTATTGGTTACTGTACCCCATGAGCCTGACTGATCGCCAGTTGCCATCTCATTGAGGCGAAGGTCATTTACATAGGTTGAAGCCATTTTAGTCGATCCTTACTATTGCGTTGGAGGCGGTCTGCGCTGGGAAGACAATTTTAAATGTACCGCCTGCAACTGTGAAATCACCACCAAAGTCTAAGATTGCGATTGCCAAATCGCTTTCAGTGTCATTGTAAATCATTGCGCCACGCGCCGTGAATGTGGCGCTTGTCCACTCAGGGTCAGCACTGTCAAAACATCCGCTAGTGCCGTTGTTGATTACTGACGCGCTTGCCAATGTAACGCCGCCAGTAGTGTATCCACCACCGTTAGCCACTTCGTTAATGCCACTTGAGGCGTATGCAGTGGTAGCTGCACCTAGTGACGCTGAACTTGTAAATAGGGCAATTTTAATTGTGTCGCTGTCGAGATCATGCAGCCCAAGCATAACATCTCGTTTGAATTGCGTACACATTGCTTGAGTAATAGCCATTATAGACCTCCGTTGTATTCTGCTGCGTAATCGCGTTGCATCTCTTGTATGAATAATTGCAGTGCTTCGTCAAATTGTGTTTTGTAAAGCGCCAATGTCTCTCCAGCTTTGAGAAACGCTGATGCCTCGTATAAACATGCGGATAGTAACACGTTTTCTGCGTTGTCGCCAATCCAATTATTTGCATTGCTAGAACTTAGCCCCGCCTCTGGGGCAATGAAGTCCACTTGGTAAGTGTCAGTCGAGTTTGGCGTTGGGGCCAATGTAATGACCGTCCCAGCCGTTCCTGCGGTCTTTGTGCTGTAGAACTCTGGGACACCCTGCGTGGCTGAGTTGGGCCAGTAGTCACGCAGATATGAATCAATCCTATGGTCTAGGTATGACACATTGCTTGAGATTATCACTGACACCTGACGTATCATCCGCGCGGATGCGACTGTATAATCAAATGTCCCTGCAACCATGTTTGCTGACGTGGTTAACCTAAAGCACGGCAAGTTTGGCAGGCGCTGGAAGATCATGTCTTCGGCCTGTCCAATGATTTGGTCTACTGACGCCGTCAGCTCTGTGGAATCGTCTTCCAAAAAGTTCTGAATGTTTGCGACTAAAGTTGTGTAATTCATTTAGTTACCCCATGTCCCTTCACCCCAGTCACCGCCACCCCAGCCAGCTTCGCTTATAGATATGCTTTCGTTACCTACAGCACCTGTACCAGCTACGCCAGCTTCAGCTATTGATAAGATCAGAGCCTCTGCGCCTACTGCGCCCGTGCCAGCTACCCCAGCCTCATCAATCGATAAGTTGAGAGCCTCGACGCCAACTGCGCCCGTGCCACCATTGGCAGACACACCTATAGCAAATGCTGCTGGTATTTCGACACCTATTGCGCCCGTGCCAGCCACGCCAGCTTCAGCGGGTGATAGCTCAATGGTTTCATCGCCAACTGCACCTGTCCCTGCAAGACCTGCTGGGCTAGGTACGCTTTCCATATTAATTGAAACCAAACCAACGTGAGCAAACGCAGGGACGCCCACTGGTGGCCGCAACCTTGGGTCAATTGTCCAATCTTGGGTAAACCCAATGTAGACAGCTACATTCTCAGGATCTGTATCTGGGCGTCCGTTAAATAGCGCGGTTGCGTCAACAACATTTTTAGCAGGCGTGAGCTGCGGTTGCTTTGGCTCCCAATCTTCTGGCGAAACACGCAAGCCATCCCAAGTGGTCTTCAGTTGGGTGTACCTGACCCGAAGACCGCTTCTGTCGCTTATTGCGTAGGATTTTTTTCCTCTTGCGTATTTTGCCATTAGGATAAATTCAGCGCGGTTGGCTGAATCCTTAAACTTACGCCGTCATTATCTGTAGAAGCTGCAAAGCTAAACGCGCGTTCGTACATTTCATTTAAGATCTGAAATTTATCATTTGAAAACTTCAGTGCAAGTTTACTGGCTAGGCCAGCGCAGATGCATTCGTTCCAGCGGTATGGAATGTCCGCATCTTGATTGGACGCCGTAACGTCCTCAAGTTGGTTCACAGCCCAATAGATAATGCTGTACGTTGTCCTGTTTGGAACTTGCCAGAGATACAGAACTGGCGTGATTTGCTTGTCCAGCATGTACTGGCTTGGCTTGCCGGGAGAGGTTTTATTTGGCAGTTGATTGTAATCGGCAATAGATACGCGATTAATTACTTGGTCAGACGTATCTGTCCCAGAGCTATCGCGGATTACGGCATCCATGATGTCAATCGTGCCTGCGGGTAGTGTGTAAGGCGTTGTCTGGCCGTCTACGAGCGTCAAAGTGTTCTGTGACAGCGCCCAGTAGTTAATACCCCTATTGGCCCACTCAGAGAAGAGGAGGTTGAGGCTGCGCCGTGCTGACACAGCCCGATCACCTGTCTGAACTTGTGGATCAAGTCCGCAACGCTCAAACGCCTCAGTGATTATTTCCTGTATGTCAGGTCTAAACGCTACGGTTCCAGAAGTTGCCATTTATTTCCCCTATGCGAAGAACACGTTCGCTAATACAACCGTTGCAACTGTATAGCCGACAGCCAGCCCACTCTTAAACAACATGCCCTCATCTGGGATAGTATTGTCCACAGTCGAGTTGTCTGTCCCGATTGTCTGAGCTTTAAAAATAATTGTGCCATCTTCTGGAGTGCCATTGTAGAAATCAACTAGCCCTGCCGTTCCTGCTGATACAATTGAATAGCCTTTCAAACGAGTGCGACCACCGCCAGCCACTGCACTGGCACAAAGTGAGCCAGAGCCAACTGTGATGTTTGCAGCATACTGGGCAGAGCATTCCACTGCGCTAACAGTTAAGAATAATTTAGCTCCCGCCACTGCTTCGGCAGATCCTGTGGATGTTATCACTTCAGTCATTGCATTACCAAAAACATCTGTGCCTGTGACGGTACACGTTTTTCCGTTGTCGCCAGTGCCTGTAGTGGTCACAGTCACATTTCTAGCACCGCCACCTAAGAAGGTAGTTGTCGCCATTGTTGCTGATGTGTTTGGCCGCGCCGCTGTAACCAACCGATCTGGGTCGGCTGCATTTTCGTCGGCTATAAATTTGACCTGTACGTCTGTTTGTACGCCCATATTAATCTCCTATGGTTATAGGTGGGGCGTTAACCCCACCAGATTAATTACGCAATTTGAACGTACTCAATAATGAACGTAAACGATCCGTCGGTTGTAGAGTTTACAGTATTTGTAACATTACAATAGATGGTTCGTTCCGCAGAAGCATACTGAGCAGAGATAGGGGCCGTGGATGCGTTTTGAGTAGTAGCAACCAAGGTAGTAGTTGTTACGTTTCCAACGACAACTGTTGTACCGCCATCTAGGATCTCATCTGCGATAGCCGCAACAATTTGTGCGCCCGAAGAGGATGTACCAACTTCATAGCCAATGTCACCAGTTCCAATAACAGGAGCTGTGGCACAAAAGATTTTAATGTTTGTGATGATTGTATTTGCTGGCTGAGTAAACTCACCAATCGCTGGGCTGTCGCCTGCGGTTGAGTTAACAGTAACGCCTGTGGCGAAGCCAACGTGCTTTACATATTTGTCGGTAACAATACCTGTGGATGCGATAGTTGCAATGTCTGTATAAGCACCAGTCGTTGCATTTTTAGAGACAACTTGGAAGCCGCCTTCTGAGCGCACTGGTCCTGTGAATGTTGTGTTAGCCATGTGATTCTCCTGTCGTGGCAAATGTCAGACGCACCATGCGGCTGTCAGGGATGCGGAAACAATACAACAGGTTTGATTAAAAAGAAAGAGG